TGAGAAATGGAAATCAACACTTTCTTCTTGCCATTTTAATATCAATCCTTTAGGCTGTTTTGTGTTCAAATCCATAATGATATCATCCAACCCTAAAAAATACTGATCAATGAATGTTGCTATGCCTCCAACTTGATCACATACCCAATAATCAAAGGGGAGGCCTTGTTTGTTGCAGAATTTTTTAATGTACTCATTACAAACTAATTCAAATTGTTTGTTGAGGTCTTTTAATCTAATAGTTTTTGCCATTTGACTACTGTATCTTTACACAATATGGAAATTCTTTAATCTCTTTCAGAATATCAGCATCATTAGCTTTATTAACTAAATATTCAAGAAACATACAAGGGTCTAATGTCGCCGTATGCGTCCATCCTTCTTTTTTAAGTTCATCGCTTGCTTTCCTTGCATTTTGCAGTCCAATAACCTTTATTTTACCATCCTTGGCGTAAATAAATACTGTTGAGTCTATATTATTCATTGGTACATTATTTTATAGTTTAAAAGATATGCTATAATCCATTCGATTCTTGCGCCTTTGGATCGTTTCCAATTTGAAAGCATGTAAATACCCTTACATTTCATCAAATGGCAAATATCTTCTCTCATATAACTTTGCCAAGTATGATCGTGATCATGTGGCAAAAGAGCCGGATTGCACACTTTGTAACCCAACTGTTTTAACTCAATTTCGGCCAATCGGAATAGGTCCATGAAGTTGTCAAGGCCTGTTATTTTGCCTGATATGTAAATTTTAAGCATAGCCTTAATTAAATAGTTTTTCAAATGCCCAAGCAATAGCGGCACTCGCTTCATAGGCAATGCCTAAAAATGCCCCAAATGAGAGTAAAATGATAGTGTATAGGTGCCATTCCTTTACTCTCCCGACTGTTGTAATTTTTGATTTCATTAGTTAATTTTTATTGTTCTTACGCCTGTGAAACTTTGTAACTAATTACTTAAATATAAATAACTTGAAGAATTACCGTTTTTATGTTCGTTTATGCCTTATCCTCCAAAACTATTGGCACCAATCGAACTATTTAAGGTGGCTGAGGCTTTTTCATCTTCGGCCATACGCTTCAATTCACCTTCCACGTCTCCAGCGGGTGTTAATGATGAATTACTGACCACCGATTGTTGAGAATTAAAAGGCTTTCCACCATTTGCCAGGCTGAGAACAGTAGCATTTTCAACAGGATCTTTTGGCAGGATGGATTCAAATTTATAGGTGATCCAGTTATTAATCAATTGTTGCCTGTATTTGATATTGGTAATGTTGGCAATTCCGGCAGTAACCACCGATATGCATCGTTGAACAGCGGGACCGAATGTCTCCATGTTATCAGAGGCTTTGATAGTTGCATCAAGGGTCATGAACCTACGCGATACCCCTGAAACGTTGCCAACCGACTTCATGTTATTGAATGAGAAATCAGGTGTAGCGGATCCCCCTTCCATTTCACTCTTGGTTTCCTCCAGTTCTGTCTTAACCGAATCAATAGATTGATTCCAGGACATAAATTCAGCATCACCATGGTATTCTTTGCCCTCGTCACTCACTTTGATAGGGAATGAAAGCTCTTTTCCCGATGTCTTTTTTGATGGTAAATCAGTTTCGCCAAAGGTTTTAAGGATTGGCTCCCCGAAGTAATCATTGGTATCAGATGTACGGCTTAGTCGCATTTCCCTGGCATCCATCACCGGTGCCACTTCGTCCCATTCGGGCTCCGGCCTCTCAGCATAAACCACGGGAATAAGGCCAAATATATTGGGTGTTTCTAAGACCTCCCAACCACCGTAAGACTGGGTGCCGGTTATTATTTTATCGCTCGTCCAGATAATTACTCGATCCCGGGTAATACTATCAATGCGAACCTGAAACTTATGAATAAACCCGTCCATATCGTCATTGTCATCAAAGTGAGGGTAAAATTCAGATTGAACATTTGAATCTAATGGGGTTGATAGAACTTTGGCTTTTAACACCACCTTTTTTGACCCGTCCCAATGTTTTGAAATTGCAGGATAAAATATGATTGCTGCTTTAGTCTCAGAAAGAACTGTCCTAGCAAACTTCTTTAACACCGCATACATTTTGAGTTTTTGCTCCCAGACCTTTTTAAATTCGTTGAATGCCTCGTTTTGTTCTTCAGCCGTGAGCGTCATATCAACGCCGAACATGAATGCAACCGAACTACGAACTACTTTCTTTGGAAAATTGGTAATTATCCTGGCGACATCGGTTATTTTATCTTCTAACCTGATAGGCTGACCGTTAACATCTGTAAGGGTTTCAGAATATACCTCTGTTCGCTTTGGTTCACGCCAGCCTACCGAAGTTTTACGCCTCTTACGCTCTCCCCTGTACTCTTCAAGGTATTCTCTTGGAGTTCTATATTCCATCGTATCAACGCACAAGGTATTTACAACCTGCCCGAAGTTCTCATTTTCAAGTATTGAATTAATATCCGGCATATTCCTGTTTTTTATTATAATATAAATTGAAGAGGGGATTATCTAGCGCCAGATGATTTGGCGACCTTACGCTTCTGTTCTGGCTTGTTTTTACCTAATATTTCAGAAAGGACATAATACCTAGAACCGTCAATGGCATGATTCCACTTATCAATAGGCTCGTTGATATAATTACCCTCTTTGTTTTTATCCCATGTATAATTTCTAAATTCCTCCAGGATATTGTATGATCGCTTTGTTATCTTGATATTTAGCTCTAGCATTTTGTCAATACCGGCCATAACTGAGCCTTTAAACTTATCAACAGGATGGATATTAAACCCTGCATTTCGTATTTCAGTGATTAGCCTGGGATCTGCACTCTCTGAAATAATTCTTTTCTTTTCGTGTGGTCGTAATTCTTTTACAATATCCTTTGTGAGCATGTAAGTTTTGTAACATATTTCATCCAGGTATAAATCATTGTCAACAAAAGCACAATCAATGATAGCTGTTGGATCAATCGAATAACCAAAATCCATCCCTACACCTCGTTTTTTTACCCAGTCCGGTATTTCATTTACAATCTCAAAGGTTTTGAAGATTACACCTTCCGCCACGTCAGCCCACCGGCCTATGATCTTTTGAGCGTATTTTGTCCGGTTGTAAATAAACTGATCAATTGAGCCGTCTGCTTTTGTTGATTGTTTGATTGCATCCTGTCTCAGTTGGTCGATCTCATGCAGGAACTCAGACCCTAGATATTGCTCATTATCTAAATAGGTAGTATGAATGTGAAGTACGTTCGGGTGTGTACTGATCTGTAATTCAACGCCATCAACTTTTTCAATCCGATGTGTATCTTTTATGTATTTCTTGTAAATGAAGTGATTAACGTCCGAAGGGTTCATAATAATGATAACCCTGTTTTGTATGCCTTTTTGACGTATGGAAAGTACTATTTTATCGTAATCATCTTCTGATACCCATTCCTCTGCCTCATCACATACGAGGGTTGTAAGCCCTTGTATTGACTTTAGTTTTGCCGTCTGATTTCCTGAGCTTGTCTTGATACCCCGGAACATGACTAAACTATCTGAAAATGTGTTTTGAATGTCCGTTGAAGTAACCCGAAAGAATTCGTCTGTTTCTTCCAGTTCAATCTTTTCATTAAACTCAGGAATAACCGACAAAGCGGCCGATGTCATGGTATAACGACAAAACAGCATCTTATGACCCTGTTCAAAAGAAAGACGCTCTAAAAACGTGGCTACGTTGAAGGATTTACCGCTACCACGGCCACCAGTGACCAGTATGATAAACTTATCTGCATTATCATACAAAGGTTGGTAAATCGGCTGTACGTCAATCATTACGCCTTTGATTTAGACGTAATCCAATCTTTAACGGGTATTGAGCCTTTTAGCCCTACATCAAGTTCCTGTTTATCTTTTTGTCCTAAATGTTGTTTACCTAGCCAAATTTGCATAGTAGTGTTTCCTTCATGCGAAGCCTTAAATTGATCGGCTTTAATAATGGCTTTACCGCATTCTTTCTTTTGTTGTGAATACAACGCAAAAGCCATATTAAACTTATCTTCAACAGCTCTATATAAAGTATCAGCACATACACCTAATACACTTGCTACCTCCGTACCAGTACAATGACATACCAATAGGTTATCAACTTTCTTCCAGTCTATTTTAGATTTTGGCCTACCCATTTGTTTTGATTATTTTGATAAGTCAAATGAAATAGATTTCTGACCATCTTTCCTTTGTTTATCTTTTTTACGCTTATTTGCAGCAGCTTTAAAACCGCCGTGTTTTGCTTGCTCTTTTGTGAACCCCGCTCCGTTTGATCCTGATCCCATAGCTTTATTTTTTATGATGTGCCTTAAAATATAAAATCAATACAGGTTTTACGACATAAAAAAAGCCTCACATTTCTGCGAGGCTTACTCTATTTCTGAACTTCCAATCTTTGTAGTTTTATTTAATCGGTTTCGAACGCTATTTTCTTCCTTGTCAGGTAAGTGTTAATATTGTCCGTATTCTGAATAAAGTCTGGATAGCGCTCAAAGAAAGGCTTTAGAC